ACATGAATTACTCCAGTCCAACAATCGGGGTGCGGTTCAGCCATAGCTGAGAGAGGGGCAAAAGTTAAAAAACGGGTGTAAAAAATTCCACGGACACTACAGTGCCGCAAATTTTTCCACACCCGAGTTTGAGTTTCCGGCGCGAGTTTGAGTCTCACGCCAGAAAATTAATCACGCGTTGCGCAGCGGATTGTAGGCGACGCCAAGACCGCTGGCAATGAAGCCAGCCACAGTCGAAATGTAGCCGCCGACCGCAGCGTCACCGAAGGTCATGAAGCCAAGGCCGACGCACGAAGCGATCAGGCCCAACACGTAGACGACGGTACGCACCTGCTTCGAGAATACTGGCGTGTACGCGCTGTCGGACTGCACGTTGTCGGTGCCGTCCTCGCGCTCGTCGGTGAGATTGGCGATGGTTGTCCCCAAAGTGGATGATGCTGCATGTTCTGCCATTAATACCTCTCCTTTCAGGCTTTGACGAGATACCAGGTTGACTTGTCCGCGGGAGCCAGCGCGATGTAGCGCACTGCTCCGCTATAGGCCGTGTAACGGCCCCAGATGTAGCCGTCCGCGACCGTGCCCCAATGGTCGAGGTTCACGGTCTGTCCGTTGGAATAGGTGGCGACCACATTGCCGGACACGCTCGGACGGTCGCGCACGTTGAGCCCGTCCACGGCCACACGGTACGTGCCCTGCAGCACGTTTGCGGCGGACGATGCCGTGGCGGGCTGCGTCGGCTGGACGGTTGGCGTCGGCGCAGTCGCGCCGGTCATCCTGTCATACCATGCCTGGGCGCGAGCCATGTAGTCCGCGTTCTGGCTTCCGGCGATGGATGCCGGGCAGCTGGTGGATGTGAAGTCGGAGTGCGGGAACACGTTGACGCGCCACTGCGGGCGTCCGAGGCCGTAATGCTTGCAGAGCGCGGCCACGAGATGCGCGCCGTTATCCAAGGTCGCTTCGGAGATGCTCCACGGGTCTGTCGAAATGTCCGCATGCTCCACGCCGATGCTGGTCAGGTTGGACGGCCAGTCGCCGGTATGCCATGCGGTGTCCGTATCCCAGACGAGCTGCGTGATCCTGCCGTCAGCCGACACCTGATAGTGCGCGGAAGCCTCACGGGTCTGCCACACGTCGTAGCAGCCCTTGCCGGTCAGGTTGCCGCCATTATGATGCACGACGATCTTGTCGATCTTGCATCCCTGGCGTCCCTTGGTCATGTGGGTGGAGAGGATGAGATTCTCGTCAGCCTCCAGATTCTCCCATGATTTCATATTTTTTCCTCCTTTTTGATGGTTTTACGCCACTGCGAGCGTCCATATCATGACGGCCATCTCCAGCAGTCGCAGGAGCGGCAGCATGAGCAGGACGACGCAGACGAGCGTGAACGCGGCCAAAAGCAGCGTCGTGACACAGGTGAGCCAGACCGGCACGTCATGGCCACGCCACAGCAGCCACGCCACCGCAAGCAGCAGCGCGACGAACACGGTGGCCGCGGACGTCAAAGCGAGCATGCTGGCCGTCATTGCCTGTCCTCCAGGTATTTTTCGGCGGCGTTGACTATCCAGCATTGCGCGTCGAGTTTTTCGAGTTTGTCGAGTTCGTATCGGACGGCCTCGCTGTGGTCGTGCTGCGCGTCGCCGTAGATCAGTGAGATCAACGTGTTTTTGATGGTGTCACGGCACAATTCGTCCAACCGTCCATCGAATTTCTTGGTACGTTCGCCAAGCTGCCGTGTCTTGGCGAAATGCTGGCTGAGCACGCTGTTGTATGGCAAGCGGTTAGGGTCCACGTGCGAGTACAAGCCGGTGGCCAGCGAGTCCAAAGCGCCCGGCCAGACTTTAAGGCCAAGGGTGATGAGCGCGCACGCGCCTCCTACGCCGCCGAAACCGGCTAGAAAATTTTGCAGCACATTACATCTCCTTAAAGAAAAGCCCCGCACGTGGCGGGGCTGTGGTTTGTTTAATACGGGTGGTCAGAGGCGGCGAACACCAAAGGCAGACCGATTCCGTCGAGCACCCATGGGACGAGCGCTCCGAACCCACCGGAACCGATGATGGCGACGATGATGGTGATTGCTTCCTGATTCACCTATGCCTTCTTACGTCAGAACCACGGGTCGAGAAGGTTCTGCTGCACCTCCGCGCGGTATTCCTCCGGTACTTCGTCCAGCGTCTTGCGTCCGGCCTTGACCAGACGGGTGTACATGCGGACCGCTGCGGCATGATTGAATCTGACCATTGTTCTCACTCCTTGTCCTTGTTGTCGGCGGAATCGTCGGCGGTGTTCTTGCCGTCGTCGTTGACATCGCCGCCATCGGTCTTGCCGGTGTCGGAATCGGCGGAATCCGTCGTATCTCCGCCCTCGCCCGCCATCAGGTCGGCCAGCAGTTGCGCGTTGTCCAAACTCGCCTGCTCCAACGCGCTCACACGGTCGAGCACCGGCTTGGAACTGGTGGCGTCACCCTCGAACAGGACATCCGCCTGTTCGATGGCCTCCTGTTCGAGCAACGGGAGCACCTGATAGGATTCGACTGCCGTGTACTCCACGTATTCCGGCTGGTTGTCGGTCGCCTGATGGGTGACGGTCCTGATGCTGCGGCGGATGCGGATATCGGCCAGTCCGTCATCGCGGAGATGGTAGTCCACCTTTTCCAACGGGGTTGCGGAAGAGACGTTCTGAATCATCTGTTATCCTTTCTTTCGGCTTGCCGCGACGGGGTTTCTGGCGCGGCGGACGATTTGATCGACGTTGTTTCGACGCCGATATTGGATGGAATCGCTGTTTTTGAGCCAGCCGTAGTAGCTGGCGCAACGGTATGCGAGCCGAAGACTCGTAGGGTTCCGCGCGTATCGGCGGAATGAGCGTCGTGCGCGCAGGAAGATGCCCGCCCTGACGCCGGTATGGTCCGGGTAGAAGGTGAAGCCCACCATGTCGATTGGCTCCACGCCGACGTGCTTGACGTTCCATGTCGGATGGATTTCGAGACGGAGCGTGTCATGCAGGTAGGCGCGTATGCGTTTGACGGCGATGGTCAGATCACGCTTCGATCTGCCGACCAGGAGAATGTCGTCCATGTAGAACAGCATGTGCGTGACGAGCCGTCTGGTGGTGGTTTCGCCTGTCCTGCGGTTCACGCGCTCCTTGCTTAGATGCCGTTCGCAATAGTGGTAGGCGTAGCTCAGATAGTAGTTCGCGAGCCACTGGCTCAGATAGGAGCCGATGTTCAATCCGTCATCGCCCGCGTATTGGTCGATGAGATGGAACGTCAAATCAAGCAGCCGCTTGTCCCCCACGTCCCTTGCGAGCAACTGTTTCAACACTTGACGGCTGATGCTTGGATAGCATTTGCGCACGTCCAGTTTCACGAACACTTTGCTGGACGGTTCGCGCACCCATTTCCTGATCGCGCGACGCGCGTCGGCTATGCCCCTGCCGGGAATGCTCGCCGTCTGCCATCTGCCGACCTTCGCGCGGAACAATGGCATCAACGCCGTGCCGCAGACGTAATCGTAGATCTGATGGCGGATGCTTTCGCGTCCGATGACGCGTATCTTGCCTGAGATCGGTTCCACACGGCGGAAGTAGCGGATGGGAGCGAACCTGTATTCGCCGCGTCCTATCTCGTCCGCTATCTGCCGTGAAAGCGAATCCAAGTCGGACTGGCGGCTGAGGAATTCGTTCACGTCCCTGCGGGAGCGTTTGCCTTTGAGGAACCGTTCGATGCAGTCGCGCACGAACGCTGGTTCGGTGATGCGACTGTGTTTGCAATATGTTTTCATAAAAGCTATAAGGGGAATGTTGGCGGCGTTCGGCCATGTGGCCTACCGGTCGCGTGCTTGATTCGATTTTCGGCATGGCCGAGGCTTGCCCTCTCGCATATCCCCGAAGGCGGAGGGTAGTCGTGACGGAAAATGGTTAACCCTTATGTGCGACCGCCGTAGTTCCACCAAGCGTTCGACAGATCGTTCCTGCCGTTCGCGCTGAACAACCCGCAGCGCGAGCCGTCCCTGAGATTGCCACCGCGCTGCAAAAGCAGGAGGAACCCGGCGAAACCGTCACGAATCCCCGAAATATTACCAAGAGCCATACGAGGGTGATAAGGGGGCTTTCGCCCCCTCGCTGGCGCTCACCCCCAACCGCCCGCACTAGGCGTGCGTGCGGCCAAGAACGGATAGGCGACCGCCGCAGTACCACCAAGCGTACGACAGATCGTTCCAGCCGCCCGCGCCGAACAACCCGCAGCGCGAGCCGTCCCCGAGACCGCCACCGCGCTGCAACTCATGCAGTCCCGGAGCGGAGATCGGGTTGATGATCAGCGCGTCGGTCAGACCGCTGGTGCTTGTCGCGCCGACGCCGGTGGGCAGCAGGAATCCGTGCTTTTCGGTGAAGTCGGTCTGCCACTGCCACTGGTTGTCGGTCTTGTCGTTGACGGGTGGATAGTCGCCCACATGCACGTAGTCGGCGGTGATGGCGGTGCCGCTCGCCTTGGTGGTGTCGAACACCTTCCACACTTCGGTATGTCCGGAAGTGTCCGACTCCTTCACGTTCTTCAGGATGATGTCGCCCTCGGTCTCGTAGACTCCGGCGAACAGTTCGATGCCCTGGAGCCTGATCGGCTGATGGGTTTTGGACACGTCCTCGCGGGGGATGCCGTCGTTGCCGAGCACGCCGTCCGTCGAACCGGTCAGGTACGGCATTTGGGTGACATGCATGGCCGTCGTGGTGGTGAATGCCGCGCCGGACACGTTGATCGCGGTGGTTGCCGGGTCCACGACGGTCTTGGAGATGACCTTGCGGTATGCCGCCGCCTCGCCGGTCTTGTTGTCTCCACGGTCGGTGCCGGTGCCGATGCTCACGTAGGAGCCGAGGTCGATGCTTGCCGCGTCAGTGGCCTTGACCAGCGCGCGCGTGACGTTGGTTTCGGCCTTGCTGACGTTGACCTGAGCGGAACCGTTGAAGTCGCCACCCAAGTAGCGTTCGATGTCCTTGGTTGCGTATTTGAGCATGTGCATGAGCTGCATGTAGAACGTGTCGGCGGAAGTCTTTCCGCTATAGCCCTTGCCTTTGCTGGTGGTTACGGCCACGGAGCCTTGTTCGCTCATGGAGGCCGGAATCTGACCCGAGACGGACGCGGCCTTGCCGCCGTAATTGGACAGCGGGTATTTCGCATACGCCATGCACGGGCGGAGAGACCCGTCCGGCAGCAACGCGCCAGGCATCGGCGAATAGCCGTCGTACTGCGTGTCCGAATACCAGATGGTGCAATGGTTCGTGTCGAACTCGAACCGGTAGAAGCCGGGGGTGGTGATGACGAACACGTCGCCATTCGACCCGTCCTTCGCGTAATTGCCAGCCAAGCCCTTGATGGCCTTCACGACCGGCGTGCCATCATCGGCCACCGCAACGTTCGCGTCGAACACACGAAACGCGCTCAAACCAGCGTAATCGTCACGTCCAGCACGATAATTCGAGCTTGGCACGACGGTCAGACCGGCATTGTCGCCGACCTTCACGCCGTCCGGCGAATTGGAGAAGCTATAGAGCGGGAAACGCACGCCATACGTGCGCCCGTCACGATGCGCGGCGAAATACTCGCGCACGTTCGACACGACATGTTTCGCACTGTCGTAGGCGAACTTGGTGCCGTCCACGACACCATTCTTCTGCGCGCGCTCCAAACGGGCGTAATCACGCAGACGCAAAAACTTATCGGGATTAGCCAAAACAAACCTCCTTGAAATCAGGCGTTAATCGCGGACAGGGCCCAATCCACGTCGGACTGGTCGATATCAGCCAACGGATTGCCGGTCTGCACCGGTGTGAGCGTGGTCGAATCAACTTCGACCAGATCGGAGAAATTCAAAACCGAAGTCGAATCCGGCACCTGCACGCAACGGACGAAACGCCATGCATCCTCACTCTCTCCGACAGTCACCTCATACGCGAACGCGTCATCGGTCGGCGGAACGGTGACGGTCGCCGTGCCGTGCTCGTCCAAACGCACCTCGAACGAGTCGCGTACGACGATACGACTGCCGTTCCTGAACCGTTCGGTCGGAACCACATGAATCTTCTCGCCAGCCAAGTCCGCTATGCCATCGGCGCTTGGATGGCCGAAATCGAAATTAATCTGAGTCAAAATATCCTCCTAAAAAACAGGGATATGGAACAATAGGAAAACCCACACACGCGCCCGTCCAACGGCAACACGACGATGTGTGGGATTATTCAACAGAATTGAAAGGAACCAATGCTTTTCGACACATTCGTGACCACCGTTTGGAAACCCTCATGTGCGAAACTCCGCGAATGCACCAAAGTAGGCTACGAAAGCGCCCTGAATTGCCATATCCTCCCGCAATGGAGCGGAAGGGACATGGACGCGATCAGCGTGGCGGACATCGAATCATGGTTGGACTCCTTCGACAAGCCGGGAGCGGCACGCAAGGCCTACGCGGTGTTCCGCGCGATACTGCGACTCGCGTTCAAACGCGGTTTGGCTGACAATGACGTGACCAGACGCGAGATACGCCTGCCGCACCTACGACACTATGAGCCGCAAGTACTGTCAGCGTCGGAAGTCCGACGCCTGTTGAAAGGCTTCTACGGGCATCCATTGGAAGCGTGGCTATTGGTGTCCGTGTGCGCGGGATTGCGCCGCTGCGAGTCGGTCGGCTTGGAATGGGCTGACTTGGATTTGCGTCGCGGCACCGTCACGGTGAAAAGGTCGGTGCAGTGGGTGGCGGGCCATGAGACCGTCACCGAACCGAAGACCGATATGAGCCGACGAACCGTCGCATTGCCACGGTTCGCGGTCAAACGCTTGGTGGAACTACGCCACGGCACGAAGACCGGACGGCTGGTCGGCAGTCTGAACGCGAACCAAGTGGCAAACCACTACCGCAGTTGGTGCAGGCGCATGAAACTGCCCTGCGTGCCTCCACGCAACCTGCGCCACACGTTCGGCACGTTGGCGATCAAAGCCGGAACCGACATCAGCGTGGTCGCACGCCAGCTCGGACACTCCGACATCCAAACCACCGCCAGATATTATTTGAAGCCTGATCTGAGCGTCCTCAAGGACATGCAGAAAGCATGGCAGAAACTCATATTGACCTGCTGATAGCATTCCGTAACCCTGTACAATGCGAGGGGCTTCACGGTCATCCGCACCGGCATGATGATGCTGGTCAAATACTCCGGCAATATCGGTAATGGCAGTTGGGATTCAGTGCAATGCGAATACGTGCTGCCCGCCGAACTGCGCCCTCCGGTCGAAGTCAATGCGATGGTGTGCGTCTCCAACGGGCAGACGGCGAGAATGCTCGTCGTCAATCCGAACGGAACCATTCGATGCGCGAACATGGGAGCCGCTGGCAGCAATCAGGGTTGTGTTGGCTCGCTCTGCTATCCGATTCCATGAGGATAGTTTTCCGTAACCCAGCTATGCCAACTGCAATGGCAGGACACCGCATCGTTCGTTCCGGCTTCTTATGGCGCTTCTAACACCATCACGGTCAAAGACGGTCTGATTTTCGTGGACCTGTCTTCGTTCCGAAGCACCGTGAAAGTCGGCGATTACCGTGTCTGGCTGTTCCAAGCGGGCGTGAAGCCCTCCAAAACGGTCGGTCTTGGTTGCGTCGCGAACGTGGCTGGTGCCGCGTATGGCAAGCAGGCGAGGTGGAACGCTGACGGGTCGGTGACGCTTATCGGAGGCGTGGGTTCGTCCGATATCGTCCAATGCTTCTCGAAGACCATTCCGGTGCCTGATGGTGTGGAATTCGTCTAGGCCGTCAGCCAGCAACCATGCGATGTGGAATATGCATAATTGGGATTCCGCAACCACAGACTCTTATCACCTTACGGCGGTAGCCAGAACGGCGGCTTTTTTACCACGACGATGACCTATATCGTTGCCTAAACCGTCGCGACCGGAAACGATACGCTGCCGGCATGCCATGTGTTTGCGGGAATGGTCGCCTCATACGCGGGACGGAAATACACGCTGCTGCCGACCACATAAAGCAGCCGATTCTGCATTTGACTGCCCTGCTGACTGTCCACGAACACGCCGAAACCTTCCATTACGGCCCGCACATCCATGCTCGCCAAAATCGTTGAATCCCACGCCTTCAGCCAGAACTGGCCTTTGTTGACCCACCGGCAGTAGACGGTCGCCAAACCATTGACGACGCATCCACTGATTGTGAATTCCGGGTCGGAGGTAAGTTTCGTGAAACGAATCGGGGTTACGGAATCCCACAAAGCCCCCCTCGGCGTGAACAGGCGTACCGGCGTACCGACCGTGATGCCGTCAAGCGGGATACGCCAGAGCGGCATGTACGCGTCAACCGCGCCGGACAATATCTTCCCTGACGGAATGGTCGGGTCGGCGGCGGCAGTCGCGTTCGGCGTACCCTTCAACACGGTCAATGCCACATTCTCATTACCGGTCTTGGAATCTCGATGGTAGTGTGCGCAGATAATGTCATTGCGTTTCATGCCCTGCGACCCGTTGGAGATCGTCACGGATTCCGCCGCAGTGATATGCCAGTCCAAGCCTTGGATCGACGCGCAGCCGGTGCCGATCGTCGCCCTGTTGGATGAACTCATCGAGCATTTTAACGCGTCGCCCCAGTCGTACACCACGTCGGACTTCGAGAACTTGGCCTGATGGATGATCGCCTTGTCCTCGCTTGAGATGTGTGCAACTCCGGCCTTGCCGTCAACCAGTTCGATGGTCACTGTTCAACCTCCTTCAACCATGCGTTAAACGATTCATCGTCCTTCTGCATGAACGCCATGAAAGACGCATTGCATTGGGAACACAATTCGTAAATGTCAGGTGCCACATCATCCGCGATGCGGGTCGCCTTGCCAGCCGAATAGCGGCGCACGGTGAACCATTCACGCGCCTCCGTGTCACCAGCGGCGACATAGGCGGTCTTGCCGCACTTGTCGCACACGTATTTCGAGTAACCGTCAGACTTCACTATCCAATCCTTTCAAACGTAAAACAGCCAAGCGAAGGCAACTGTCGCCAAGTCCCGCCGAAATCCACGGAAGGGTCAACACCAGTCGTGTTCTGGACCACATAGCCGATCGGGAACACGACCCTCCCGGAAGCGCCGTCGCCGACATGCGCGCTGATGACGCCGTCCACGCTCACGATCGAGGAACCATCCACCCTCACGCCACCAAGCACGTCCGTGGACGCCTTCGGCAGTATGTAGGCGTTCGCGCCCTGTTCGACCGAAGCGAGCTTCGACCGCTCGTCATCGGTCATCATGCCCGACTTGGCACTGTCGGCCACGGTCTTGGCCGCATCGGCGACGTTCTTCGCATCCTCGGCGGTCTGATTCGCCTTGCCGATCTGTGCCGCGAAACCGGAAGCCGTCTTGTTCGCCGACTCGGCGACCTGCCTGACGGCATCCAAATCTTCGGAAGCGACCTCCGCGTTGATCGTGCCGCCTGAAATCGACAGGCCACGGCCAGCCGTCAAAGACACGCCACCGCCAGCCGAACCCGAAGATGAAGAGGAAGAACCGGAATAGTTCGCGTTCGCCGACTGCACCGGCAGTCCGACCTCGAACGTCGAAGTCAAAATCCCGGAATCGATTTTCACGATCCGCTTCGTCACCACGGCGGTGACGTTGACGCCGGAAGCCTGATCCGTCGCAACAATCTTGTCATCCACACGCAGACCGTCGCCGACCTCATCGGACAACGTCAATTCGACCGACCCACCGGTCTGCAATTCCTGCAGATGCTTCTGCGTCTCGGATTGCAGCGTTGACAAATCCGCGTTGGAATAGTCGTATGTGGCGCATACTTCATCGGCGCCTACGAGCGTCTGCGTCTGACTCACCACGCCGGTTGCATCGGCGAAATAATTGACCACCAGACGGTTCTTGAGCTCCTGCGAGCCAAGGCCGATGAGATGATTCACCGCGCGACGGTTGGTTTCGGCCTTGAAATCCACCAAGTCGGAATCGACCGTATTGGTGATGATGCCGACCGGCGTGATGCCAAGCAGGATGTGATTATCCTTGGCTTGGAAGTCGAGGCGTCTGCCGCAGGATGCGAGCAGATTGCGGAATCCTGTGTAGGCGTCCACATAACGTGGATTCTGAAACATCCAATTCGACAAAGTGGAAGCATCGGAGGAATCGACAGTGAACACCGAATCCAAACCGATGCGCTTCAAAAGGCTTTTGAGGATGTCAGGCAGCTTGCCGGAGACGGTCAGGTAATCCTGATTCGCGTCCGGCTGCAATATCTTCGCCGCCAACATGCCAGTCCACGATTGGCCGATCCACGTGGCCGTGGACACGCCACCGGAAACAGCCACACGACGGTCGACGATCCGGCCGCCCACGTCACTGCCGTCAATCCAGAAATACCAGCCACGTTCAATTTCCGGCGCAGACGGATCTTCGATGGTCAGCTCGAAATCGTTTTCGTCCGTGCCGCAAGCCCAATCCAACGTCACCTGCGATACGCTCGCATGTGGCGTCAGCTTGCCGTCGGCGATGATAACGTCAGCCAAGGCACACCTCCCGAGACGTCAAACATGGTCAAGTCGATGCCATAATTGCCGGAAACCGTCAACAGCGAATCTCCTGCCGGTATCGGCTCGAAAACATACGAGCCGCTTCCACTGCCGTTGCCGCGAACGCCCTTGTCGAAAACATCCGAAACGTCGCCGTTTTCGGCCGTCAACGTTATCGTCTTCCGCAATCCGGTGGCCGACAGTGACACATGACCGCCTTCCGGAACTGTCACATCAACCGCGTAAGTGTTGCCGCCAATCTGGAAAGACGGATTGACGCAAGGGCCGAAAATGACCGCAGCGAACTCAGCGGCCTTGCCGGTCGGATTATTCACCGTCAAGGCGATTTTCGACGGAGCCAAATCGGTCGGCAAGTCCAGTGGAAGGTCAATCTGCGCACCGGTGCCTGCCGTCATCGGAAAGAAATGCTGCACCGGCAGCGCGCGACGCCAGACGCCATCGCAAAGGACAATCGTGTAATCGACTTGCGCGTATTCCGGCCATGGCACCAGACCGAGCGATGAGCCGACGACATACGCCCGCTGGAACCATTCGCCATCGACGGTCAACATGCCTGGCGTAACGGCCTGCACGTCCGAATCGAAAGCCGTCTGAGCGGCATCCAATGCGGCTGGCGTTTTGGTGCGGACGGTCATTTTCGCCGTCGAAGCGTTCCGGCTCACCGATTTGATGCCGCGAGTGGCCAGCGTGTACGTCCATGCGTATCCGCGCATTTCCTGCAGGTCAGCCACCCACAGATCATCGGCGTTGAGGTCGATGACCGTACCATCATGCGACGTGTATTCAAGCTCGCGCATATCTGCGGATCAACCTCCCCAAGTCACGGTCGCTGACCGTCGAATCATCGGACGCGGCACTGATAATCGCGCCAAGATCATTGTGCAGGCTGGTTATCGCCGCCACCACGGAAGCGGTATCAACCTGTACGCTGACCTGATTGCCTGTCATCTGATTGGCCGTGGCAAACACTTCTCGTGGAATCTTCCGCTCGTTAAGCAGGCGCATGTTCTCCAGGCCGTAATAGGCCGTGGCCGCAGCATTGTGCGTGAACTCGCCCGCTGTAAGACGAGCGTTGAGCAGATACACGCTGTCGCTCAACCCGTTGCCGGGCGCCCACGCCGGATCCACGTAGCCGGAAAACATGCCGCCGCCTGCGAACTGCTGGAAGTGGCCATCGGCGAACATTCCACCGGTGTAGCCACCCTCCTTCTTCGTCTTTTCCGTGACGGTGAAGCTCTTGTCCGCGATCTGATAATTCTGGATGCTCCGCAAGGTCGCGGAAGCATGGTCGGTGACACTGACCGTGAAGTTCTTGTCTCGGATGGTCTTGCGGTTCACGGAATCCACTTTGCTGGACGCCTTGTCGGAAGCGTTCAGTGTGGTCTTCTTGTTATTCAGACGCTTATTGTTTACCGCATTGATCTTGCTGGACGCATGGTCAGAAGCGGTAAGGACCATGTTCTTGTTGTTAAGCTTCTTGGCGTTGACGGCATTGATCTTGCCGCTGGCCTTGTCGGTCGCGTCAAGAGTGGCCTTGCCTTTGGACTTGTTCGCGGATTCGACGTTCTTCTCGGCATTCTTGGCCTTGCCAGACGCCTTATCGTCGGCATCGAGCTTCGCTGTGCCCTTAGCCTTATTGACCGAATCAACGTTTTTCTTCGCATTATCGGTCTTCGACTTGGCCTTGGAATCGTCAACGTCAAGCTTCGCCTTGTTGTTGTCGGCGGTCTTCTTGATATTGTCGATGGAAGCCTTGATGCTGTCGGAACTCAGACCCCAACGGTCTGCCAAGGCGTTAGCGGCCTGTTCGCTCATGCCCGAGGCTTCGGCCTGTCGGATGATCGCGTCACGCGCGTCCTGCAGCACGCCGTTCGCACGCTCGATCTCACCGCTGCTGAAACCGGTGCTCTCGCCCTGCTTGAGAATCTTTTCAGCAGCGTTCTGGGCGCTGCTGGCGATGTCCTCCAAAGCCTGCTTGGTCTTCGTGCCCTCCTCGGAAAAACGGTCAAGCAGATTGCCGGACTGGTCGAAGACGATGCCGTTGTCCTCGCATGTTTTTGACAGTTCACCGATCTTCTGATTCAGCTGGTCGACCGCCTGGTCTGCAGTCAGATTGCCCGACTCCAAACCAAACAACGCCTGAACCAGATCGTCGATTTGGCTTGACGCGTCAGAAGCGGAAGAGCCAAGCTCTTTGTTCGCGCTGGCAGCTTCCTTCGCCGCCGATGCGGACTTTCCGTCAGCGTCCACGGCGTTCTTGGCGGCCTTGCTTTTCTCATTGGCCTTCTTGGAAGCATCATCATATGCCTTTGATTCCTCTTTCAGGGCTTTCCTGATGGCGGCTGCCGCGGTTCCGCCAATGCCGGGCTTGTCGATTTCCTTGATCTGCTTGTTGACGCGCTTCAACGCGGCTTCGTTGCCCATGGCCGCGCTGGTCATGTCGGTCAGGCTGATGCCCGCATCGTCAAGCCATGTGGTCAACTTGACGCCGCCACTGCTCATATCCTGATAGGCTCCGGCGATTTCGGACGCGACATCCGAACCGGACTCCAGGGCGCTTTCCAACTGCTCGGATGCCGCCTTAGCCTTCTGCTGCTGAGAAATGAAAGCCGATAACGCCACGCCGGCCACCGTCAGCGCTATGCCCCACGGGCCGCCAAGCAGACTCATTATGCTGCTGCCGACCGCCTTGAAACCGGCGGTCTTCAACTGCGCCTTGGACGCGGACGTGCCGAACGCCTCCATCTGCTCGGAAGCGCTCATCGAGGACCCCTTGAACAGGTCGAAAGCCGTCTGCGCGGATCCAAGCGCCGTCTTGACACGTTGGATCGGGTCAATGGCCAGACCGATGTTGTTGGCCATGGTGCTGGTGCTGCCGTTGAGATTGCCCGCGGCCTTGTGCACCGCGCCGAACACGCCGGCCAATGATGCCATGACCACGAGGGTCTGCTGCGCTCCGGACGGCAAACCGGCGAACGCGTCAACCAACGTATCCAAGCCCTGCACCATCTTGCGCAAAGGCCCCTGAGCGCCCTCGCCAACGGAAATCATCAAGGACTCCATCGAACCACTCAGATTCTCCAGATCACCCTTGAGATTGTTGTTCTTCGCGGCAGCCTGCTCGGCGGCGTAACCGCTTTCGGATACGGCCTTAGTCCACTTGTTGACACCGGACTCGCCCGCCTCGTAAAGATAATTCGCGGCCTTGATCGCGTAGCTGCCGAAGATGGTCGCGTTCGCCTGATTGCGCTGCTCGTCGGTCAGGTTCTTTTCGGCCTTCTGCAATTGGCCGGCGAAATTCGCCATGCCGACGAAATGGCCTTGCGCGTCATAGGCGCTGATGCCCAATTCCTTCATCGTATTGGCGGCTTCGGCGGACGGTGCGGCCAGCTTCATCAGCATGCTGTTCAACTGGGTGCCGGCTTCGGCGCCGATGGTGCCGTTCTGCGCGAAAAGCGCCAGTACGCCGGTGGTCTCCTGCACGTTCATGCCGAAACTGTTCGCCTGCGCGCCGCAATTGTTCAACGCCTCGCCGAAATCGGAGACATTGCCGACAGCCTTGCCGGCGCCAGCCGCCAAAGTATCGGCCACCTGGGAAGCCTGAGACCCCTTCAAATGGAACATGCTCAACGCGTTGGCCATGTATTCGGCGGCATCCCCCACGGCCATTCCATCGGACGCGGCCAGATTCAAAGCGCCAGACAAGCCGCCGGTGAGAATATCCGTGACACTCATGCCGGCCTTGCCGAGATCGTTGATCGCATCAGCGGAGTCCGAAGCGGAATAAACCGTGGAAGCTCCTGCTTCGATGGCGGCGGCACGCAGCTGGTCCATTTGGGCGCTGGTCGCGCCGGTGTTCGCCTGGACGGTGCTCATCTGCTGGTCGAAGTCTGCGGCCATCTTGACTGCGGCCACGCCGAACGCGGCCACGGCCAGTCCTGCGGCGGTCATGCCGCTGGCGATGAGCGCGGACTTGCGTCCGGTGTTCTCCATGCCTGAAGCAACCGTTTTCGCGGTGCTTCCGGCGCGGGTCATCGCCGCCTCATATGAGGCTGTGTCCGCCATCAGCCGGATGACGATGTTCTTGTTCTCCGCCAAAACATCCCTCCAAAATGTCAGGTCAAATGCGCCACCAAGGCGTTCGCGGCCGGATTGTCCCTGCCATTCGTATCGGTCCACCGTTTCATGGCCTGCTGCATGTGCGCGGTGGCCCAGCAGACGCTGGTTTCGGCATGCAATGTAAGTTCGCCCTTCGGGTCTTGGCAGATCGTGCGAGGCAAACCGCACATGGGGCATAATGACCGTTCGTATTCAGCCAACGAACGCATCCAATTGCGTTCCGTCTCATCCCATTCGACCTCATCGCCCTCACTCGGATGCCAGCCCATGAAACGCTTATAAGAGATGCCGAGCTGGCGGCAGATCTTCAAATCCTCGACTAATTGTGGAGAACCTGCGAGGCGAGGTCGAATGCCGCTTTTGGGTCCGCTGCTGTGCCGTTCAGTTCGGCGATGGCCTGCCAGATCGGCGTGAACTGGCCATCGGTGAGTTCGTCGAACAGATTGCGCCACGCCTGTTCGGTCTTGTCCTCGTCGGCCACCGGCTTGCCGCCGATGGTCGCGGAATCAAGCATGAGCGGCAATGCCGCGGCGGCGGTGCCGAACATGTCGTTCGTGCCGTTGTCATTGCGGTGCGCGGCCAATGCCTGCGCCCACTTGCTTACCGGCAATGCCCGCAACGTGAGCTTCAATGTCTCCGCATCCGCCTGTTCGCGTAGCTCTTCGATGCGCCGCGCGGTGGCCTTCGCCTGCCGGTTCGTCCCAGCCTCCGTGATTTGTTCGCGCGTGGTCTCCTCGGCCAACGCATCACCCAATCTGGCGATGTCCTCGGCGGTCTGCTGGTTGAGGATGACATCGACCTCGCGCGTGCGCCTGACGACTTTAAGCATTGTTGTTCCTTCGCTCTAATATTCATGTTCCTTTGCCGGAAAAGAGAAAAAAAGAGGGTCCCGCACCGGCGAAAGGGACGAAAGTCCGGTGCGGGAAGAATCAATCAGGCGACCTTCACGTTCTCCGCCCAGCCGGGAGCACGGACGGAGAAATTGACCTTGCTGCGCAGGACGCTGTTCGCGGCGATCGCCATCTTGGCGCTCATGCCGATGCGGACCGCGTACACGTTCACAATGTCGCCGGCGACAAAAGTCTTATCCGTCTGCTTGCCGTAGCGTCGCACGAAATAGCCCTCCGCGCCCTCGATCAAAGTCTCCATTGCCGCGTTCTGCGTGGAATGCGAAGTGTTGGTGTTGTCGATGACCTCGACGTTCGGGCCACTGATCTTCTTGCGTCCGGGATTCTCGTAATCCTGCGCGCTGTTCTCACGCTGGTCGGAGATGGACTCCTGCGACGGAGTGCAGCTCCACCCGCCTAAGGTGACGTAGTTGGACAGGTCGGTTCCAGCGTTGATCTCTGCAGCGGTCGGCTTCTGGATGTTTTTGATGGACGGCACCCAGATCGTGTTGACCAGACCGTCCGCCGGTGTGGAAGGAACTTCGGTTCCCAGAGTCAAAACCATGACTCCTCCTTAAATATTTAATGGTCACATGCGTGACCAGTTGAATTTGAAAGTCAGAAGACGGCACTGGTAAAGCAGCGCCGTATCCTCTGCGGTAAGTCCGGCGGCATATGCGCCGGAATCGGAGAACAACGTCAGACAGCCGGTGTCGAACCCCTGCGCGACGAACCGTTTGCCAGCAAGTCCTGGAATCATGAGGTCATCGGCCAGCACGTTGACGGAATCGGCCGTGGTGCTCACGATGCGCACCAGCAAAGTGCCGATGCCGCAATGCACATGCTGCGTTTCGCCGACGATATGACCGTTTGTCGTGACCGTCTCAATCACCCACGGCGGCTTCTCCGTAGGCTTAGGCGCCGTCTGCCGGTACACGGCCCAGCCAGCCGCCGGCTTCGGAATATGGTCGAGAATCGTGTCGGTCAACGTCATGATCGACTTCATTCAGACCACCTCCACGGCGGCACGCGCCACGTATTCCGCGAGCTTCGGCAATTCTTCCTCGCCATGCTCGTAGAATCGGTGCGTTCCACCGCCCTTCGCGGTGCCGAAGAACGCGATGTTGGCGAGCGAACCCGCTCCGCCCTTGGTGGGGCCGATCTCGGCGGAAATGCGTCCGGGCGTCTCGCTCACCGTGTAGGTGATCGGAATGCTGCGGAACGCCTTGTTGCCTGAGCCTTTCAGGTCGTCGCGAATCGAGTTCTTGACGTTCTGCGCACCCTTCTTCACCGAAGCGGAGATCAAGGCGCGGCGAGCCACTCCCCTGGCGAGCAGCACGTCACCGAAGGCCGTCAACTGCGAAGCGTCGAACAGTCCGCTCATGAGTCCTCCTTCACGTTCCAACGGCAGGCGGTGGCGTGCGTCTTCTCGCTTTGAGGTGAGACGAGCCGGAACCGCCTGCCGACGAGCAGCGGATTAGCGGATTCCGTGACTTCCACCACGTCACCGGCGCGAAGGCCCGGAGTGCCATATGGAAAATGCACATACAAAGACCAGACCAACGAGACGGCGCCCATGGCTTGAGACGCGCTGCCTTCGGTCTGCTCGCTGGCGAGGCCGCCGCTAGTCTGCACCTTGCAGCTGCCTTCGTACACCTTCTCCTTGCCGGTGTTCGGCAGTCCCGTGTCCGAATCCGTTGTGGTGTCTCCGGGGCGGGTGACAACGCACTGGTCGGTCATGAGGCTTTCGGCCATCTGACGTAATTTCGGAAGGGCTCCGATGAGAGGTGCCATGCTTGGCATGTCAACCTCCTCAGTAGTCGTAGGGGTAGTGCGGCAGCGGGATGGCCACGGGTTCCGGAGCGATGACCGCCGTAGCGAGATCACTGCTGACACGTTTCAGCAGCATGTCCCATTCCTCGTCGAGGATGGAGATCTCACCGCGACTGCGCGAACTGTCGATGCTGGTCTGCATGTTACCGTCGTCGATCTGCAGCATGGTGCTGCTCACGCCCTCCGGGTTGAGCGCCTTGCGTGCGACGGCGGCGGATTCCACCTCGATGACGGTCTCCTGATATCTCTCGTCCATGCACCATTCGTCCAGCACCGGGATGCGGTTGCGGATCATCATTTCGGCGCGGCGGAGCCATTTCCCGATCTGCCTGCCTTCGGTGCTGTCGGAGGCGATGTCGCGGCCGAGTTCGACCGCGACATCGTCGATTTGCGCCCAGGTCATGGAATCACTTCGCGATGATACCGGCGTTGCGCAGGCTGGCCAGCAAAGCGTTGATGGTGGCCATCTCCTGACCTGTGGTGGCGTCCCCCACCGCAGCAGCCTGCTTGGCGGGCATGCCGGACAGCACCGTATCTAGCGGCTTAGCTGCGCCGCCCGGCTGCGGCACATACACCGCGCTTGCCGGGATCACGTTCTCGCGGCGTCCGTTCTTGGTCTCCTTCATCATTCACCATCCTTCTCACTGGTCTTCTTCTTCGGCTTCGCGGCGTCGGCGACCGTGCTCGGTTCGTCGGCCTGCACCTCGGCCACCGTGTAGCCGTGACGCTGGAAATAGTCGGACGGATCCACATCGGTCTCACCGACGCCACCGACGAAGGTCACGCCGGCGGTGACGCCGTTGTACTCATTATTCGGAGCTTCGATTCGCCACATCATGATCACCTGACCTTGATCTTACGGAGCACGCCAGCGGCCTTGGTGGCCTTCAATGCGACGCCGACTGGACCAAGTTCGACCTCGCCGCGATGCACTGCGCCCGGCTGGGTGAAGTCAGGCAGCCAGGTCTTCACGAGGGTGCCGTCGGTGGTGGTGATGCCGCAGAAGCCGTCCAAGCCGACGCGGTACGCGTACAGGCTGGTGGTGCCGTCGGTGGCGATGGGGATGATCGGATCGTTGCTGCCGGCCTTCTCTCCGGCGTCGGCGAAGAGAATGCCGCCATAGGATTCGCGGCTGATCGGACGGCCGTTCGCGTTGGCGAGACCATCGATCGGCTCGCGCACGTACATGCTGGTGCGGCGCACCATGGCACGGACGCGGGCAAGGGCCTTCTTGTTGCCGACCACGATGGTCGGCGTGCCGTCAAGCAGGTCGAGGAACTCGTCGAGCGTGTCGATGGCCTTGTTGCCCTTCTCTCCTTCGAGGTCGGTCCAGTCGTAGGTGCCGGAGGTGGGCTTCATCTCGGTGCTTGAGCCGGTGAGCGCCTTGTCCAGGCCGTCGAAGGCCTTATCGTTCACGCCAACGTCGCCGTTGATCACGGTATCCTGGAACAGGGTTATCGCGGCCTTCACCTTCTCGTTGATGTTGCGTGTCACCTCGTCGGATCCCTTCGGGCCGACGTTCGCGAGGATTCGGTCGATCTCGAAGGCGCCGCCGAGCACGGCGAGTGTGGTGCTGTACTTCTTGGTCGTGGTGGTGCTCGGCGAGTATTCCGCGTTGATGGCGCGGAATTCGGCGGTGGGCTGGGTCTCCTGCCGACGGTAGGAGTAGTCGAGCGTCGCGCCGCCTCCTGCGGGGTTCACGGCATCATCGAAGATGAGGGAATCGAGGATGACGCTGGACTTTCGAAATTCGTCGATGACGAAAGGGTCGTAGTCTTCGAGGGCGTTGTTCTTCGCCTCTGCGAGAGTGACAGCCATAAGGTTGTCTCCTTCCTAAGGAATCGGTTACTTGTAATATGCGGAAATGGCTTCGGAGAGACTGTGCGGCTTCGGGTCGCCGCCCTTGCCCTGGCTCGGGTCGGGCTTGACGTTCGGCTTGTTCTGCACGCTGACGAGCTTCAGCAGGCTGTCCGCATCGGCTTCCAGCTCCTCGCGAGTGGATCCCTGCAGACGTTCCGCCAAGACCTTCGGCAATTGCTTGTCGACGGCGACCTCGTATCGCAGTGCCTTCGCGGCATTGCCGGTGTTGGACTTCTCCAGGCTGGCGATCCTCTCGCTGGCCTTTTCCGCGTCGGTCTTGTCGCGATCCTCGAACTCTTTGATTCTGGCGTTCGCGGCGGCGAGCTGTTCGCGCAGCGACTTGTTGGCCCGGCGCTCGTTCTTGAGCGCGGTCATGCCGTGTTCGCCGAGCTTCTCGTCGCCTTCGCCGCCGGTATTCGCCTGTGGGTCGGATTGCGGCGGCTCCGGCTGCGGCGGCTCTCCGCCGCCCGGTTCGGCACCGGTCTCGATGGTGCGGATGCGGATGAGATTCCACCATTTCCTATGCATTGTGTTTTCTCCTTGTGGTTTCCTTGGCCGTCACATCGCGTGCCGGCGCCGACACCATCGCGATGCCGGTGAAAAATTCGATTTCGGCTAGAGGATCCAGCCGTACTTGTAGAGCATGCCCAAGGCCTTCTCATGATCGTCGCCGCAGCGTGCGTAAATGGTCTCGGGCATGAGACGCGGCCTGTCGACCTTTGTGTACCGGCCGCCGTTCTTGACGAATTCCTTGGCGTATCCGGAGTCGATCATGCGTGATGCGGCGAGTCCGTGGCGCGTGGTGCCCTCGGTCGTGTACTTGATGTTCCGCCCGTCGATCTGGGCGGTGCGGATGCCGCGTTGGGCGTTAACCAGCTGGTTGAGGTCGGCTCCGTCCGCGTAGGCTCGGGCGTTGGCCCTTCCGCCAAGGACTTTGGCGAGCTGGTCGTCGGAGAGACTGTCGAGGTATTCGTTCGGACTGGTGCATGCGTTTGCCGGTGCTTTCGGACCGGTGTAGACGGCGATGCAGTCGCAGTGCGGATGCCTTTCGAAAGGCGTCTTGCCGCATGGCTGTCCGGCGAGGATGACGCATCTTCCGCAGCTCGGCGGTGTCAGGCCGCGCACGTAGGTGGATTGGTAGCAGATGCCGCGAGCGGTCATGCTTGTGGACGACCGGTGAGTGTCCGCCAGCATGGTGCGCGTCCTGAGCACCAAGGTCACGCCTATGCGGTCCATGGCCACGTCCACCGGAGCGCCGTTGGATACGGCCCGCTTGCCGATGGTAATCGCCGTCCACATCGCGTCCACGGTATCCATGCCGTTACCGTTCACGCCGACCCACTGCCATGGATCCGGCTTGTATTCCGGGTGTGCTGTGTTCACGCCGAAGCGTTCCATGATTTTCGGCGTCGATGCGATCGCGTCGGCGGCGGTGTGGTATTGCGCCGTGTCCAATACGCGGAAAAGTTCAGGCATCATGTCCGCGAAGGCGAGGTCGAAGTCTGGTTGCGCGTGCTTATGCCACAGTCTGAGCACCGTCGCGGCCAGCCGGTTGCTTCGACTGCGCAGCAGACGGTTCTGCGCCGTCGCCTCCTGTGGAAGCGTCTGCCCAGCCATCGCCGCCATAGTCCACGTCCTTCATGAATTGGCCATAGGATTCGCTGATCTGCTTGGCGAAGTACTCGCGCTCCTTGTCCTTGCGGGCCTCGCTCCAGCCAAGCTCGTCCCATGCCCCCTCACGGGAAAGGATGCCGGACGCCATGAGCTTCGTGATCGCATCCGCACGCTGCGCGTAGGTAGGCGTGTTCGGATCCTCCCAGTCGCAGCGCACCAGGTTCGCGTTAATGTCGTCGCTGGTGGCGAGCTTGTGCGCCACGGCCATGACCTGCGACCACGCATCGCCGTCGACGGCGTTCTTCAGCTCGACGTTCTTCACCAGTCTCAGCTCGTCGGCGCGGATGGCTCCCTCGGCTGCTGGATTGGCTGTATTCATTCCGAAATAACGCATCGGAAGACCGGTGATGGCGCTCATCTGCTCGCTCAGCAGGTCGATGACCGTCTTGAAGTTCGACAGGTCGGATGCCGTGAACTGGCCGAATTTCGCGTTCGCGTTCTTGGAGGTGAGCATCGAGTTGAAATAGGTCTTTATCGCCGATGCCGGCTGTCCGGTCTTCGCGTCGATGAAGTCGTTGTGTGTGACGCCGATCGCCCATTTGCCTGGCACCGCGTGAGTTTCCATGGCGATCTGCAGGTCGAGGATGGCGCGTGCGGCCATGTCTGTCGGCCGCACCACGTCGGCCATCTCGCTCTCGCCAAGGAAGTCGCCGGCGCGCGGACGGTTGAGGAACTGCACAACAGGGACGACGCCGAGGTGGTGGTCGTCGCGGCCGGTCATGACCCACTTGCCGTGCTGTTTCTCCAGCCAGAGCGTGTATTCGGGCGTGTACAGCGTCGCGTAGTCCGGCGTCCCGTTCTCCCAAGGGTCGAAATAGACGCGGAGCGCCGATTCGACGGTTCTCGTGCGCGGGTCGATGCGCGCGATCATGTTCCTGGATGATTCGACGGTGATCAGTGGATGCCGTCTGTCCTTCGGATTCGCGCCGACGCATACGAAGCCGTGGCCCTGCACGCGTGTCTCCGTGTGCAAAAGCACCTGCTGCGATTCCATGTTGTTGTATTCCCAAAGCTCGCGCAGCTCGTTTGACACCTTGTCGTCATTCGGCACGGAGAAGGATTTGACCTGCTGGCGCTGCACGACGCTATCGACCACGATGCGCGGCCAATTCAGCGGAAAAACGAACGAGCGGAGTTCGGCCGGCACGGCGATGCCGATGCTCTGGATGACCTGCCGTCCGCGATAATAATCATCCCACTGCCTATGAGGCTTGCGCAGTCGTGCAAGCCTGTAGGTGAGGCTCCTGATGAGCTTCGCGTCATCGTCGGAAAGCCTCGATGCCTGTATCAGCTCCACAAGAGCCTCCTTACCAGCCGTACACCATGACCGGTGAGCCGCCTGCGCTCCAGCCGAGCGCCCTCATGTCGGACGCCGCCTCGTGCGCGAGGATGTCGGCCATGGTTATGTCGATCTTCTGATTCTCGCTCGGCTTGCCGAGCACGTACTTGTCGCCTGGCTTGGCGACCTTCCTTGCCGCCATCATGTGCAGTCTGGCCATGCGATCATTGGAATGCGTCGTGGAATGGTCGGCGGTATCCTCCATGAAACGGGTGAGCGCGTCGAACATGCGCCCTATTCGGTTCGTCGGCCAAGGCACCACGATGTCCTCGCCAAAGCGGCATGCCCACTCGTCCACCTGCGACTCCCACGGATGCGGATCGCAGTAGAAGCGCTGCACCTTGTACCTGCCGAACATTTCTGACACGCAGGCGTCGACCTCGCTTCGCGGTATGCGACCCTCCCACTCAACCGGATTCCAATACGCCGGACGATTTGACGGCCCGTACGTCGGCGTCCAACGCCAGCCATCCACGGTCTCCGCACGCAATGCCGTCCAGTCACCGGATTGCGAGCCATCGAAGCCAAGACAAATCTCAGCCCCCGGCTCAGGTGGCTGACGGTCAACCATCGTGCCATCGTAAAGCGGCTCAGGCATATACGAACCCAAACCCTGCACGATCTCACAACCGTAGAAACGTCGAGCCTGCGCCGGATCACGGGCCATCAACTCGGTAGCGGTCGCTTCGACCTGATCGAGCGGCACCCACGGCGAACCGGAATAGACGAATTCGAGAATCTTCCGCCTGTCCTGCGGATCCGCGAAATCCAATGAGGGGTCATGCTTCGGAAAGAACTTCATGATGTCCGACGCCGTGCTCTCGTAGGTCATCTGGCCAAAACTGGCGTCCATCGGGTCCCATGGATTCGTCAGCTCAAGCATTCTTCCATCCATGGCCATAGCGCCACGCATCACCGTGTCGCCAACCTCGAACATGCCGCTGCGCCTAGTCCAGATGCCGGATTCGTCACCAAGGACGAAGTTCACCGGATTACCAAGCTTCGAGTGTGCCGAAGCTGTCACGGGGTCGATACGTCCGCCGTTCGGAAGGCGGATGAAACCTTCACGAACCTTCATCAAATCGGACAGGTGGCCATTGCGCACCATCGACTGCAAAGGACGGTAGACGTTCGCAGTCTGCTCTTCCGAAGTGGCGAGCAGCTGAATCAAAGCTGTACGACGCGGCATGCCCATCGGCTCACCCGAAGAATACACGTATTCGAAACCGCACGAGCAACCCCAGTCGGAGCAGCGGAACGTCTCGCCGCCTTTGGCCCATCCACAGAACACGCACGGGCCGACACCCTCAAAAGCAGCAACAGCCGCACCGAAAGGCGACTTGCCTAGCTTCTGACCGCCGACAATCTGACCACGACGCCACTTGAACGCCGCAGCCTGACGAGGCCGAGCCGGATCATACACCGCATCAGGCTTCACCCGATAAAAATCAATCGCATTGTCCAACTGCCAGCCCACAAGCTCAAACGGCTTGCCCAGATCATAGCCATTAGGCACAACACAGTGCGCGGCAATCCAGTCAGCAAAGAGGAAACCAAGGGACTTCGGAACGACCGGCTCTTTCTGCTCGCTCATTCCGCATCCTCTTTCTGATTCTCAAGCCACCGCTGCTTCGCGCTCTTGAACGGGATGATCTTGTCAGAAGATTCTGTTGAGCGTTTCGGCTTCGGCTCGTCATCGACAATCGCCCAACCATTCAAACGAAGGCCTTGCGGAGTCAAACCGATGGTGTCGGCATACCGTGCAAGCGCGGTACGGTCAGCGGCCTTCGCCTCCGAAGACTCGCAAAGCACGAACTGGCGCACATAGAGCGCGATCGTCGTGAACATGTATCCATAACGCGGCATATGCCATGCGATAGCCTGCGGCAACCGCCACAGGTCACGCCACAATTCACGCTCACGCCGATTCCACGCCTCCGTAGCCTTCTCGTCACGCTCCTTATGGAAACCGTCGTCATCCTTCCAAGTGTCCCAAATCGTCCACTCGGACAGTGGAAAAGCCTTCGGGTGGTAATGGTATCCGCGAGACGAAAGCGGAATGATGTCGGCACCCAATCCGCGCGCGTCAGATCGTGCGCTGGAAGGATCCGGCATCGGACCGGAGCGTGTGCGTGCGCCGCCATGCGTCGCCATGCGACCTCCAATCCTCGAACCGGAAAAATTACAGACTCGGCCAGTCCGTCAAATCTTGAACTATCCGCGAACTTGCGAGTCCCCTCACCGGCGGTCTTGGCCTTGCCGTTCGGGGTACCCCCCTAGGGGTGTTGGCGGGTTGGTTGATTGTATTTTTTCCTGTTTTGGCGTGTGTTTTGTTGTTTTTGTTGCGTGTGCTTGTTTGGTTCGTCCGCTTGCGTTTGATTCGTCTGTGTCGTGTCGTGTTTGCGTTCGCGCTTGTCTGTTGGCTGCGACTGTGGCCGCTGCTGTGGCTTGGCTTGGTGTCGTGTCCAGTGTTCGATGCTTGCGGTTGCTTTGTGCTGTCCGTCTTTCCTGTTGCAGCTGCGATGTTCCGGTCCTGTCCAGCTTTGTCTGTTGTCTGTGTGGCCGAGGTCCCATTGGTCTGCGGCTGTGACTGGCTGTCCGCATTTGGCGCAGATGTGTGTTTCGCCTGTGGCCAGTCGTGCCTCCCATGCCCTGCGGAGGTGGCGGTGTGCTGCGTCGTATCCTCTTGCTGTCGAGCTGCCACGCTGCTGGTTGTATGCGTGGGCATGGGCGTGGCAGAACCTTTGTCCTTGTGGCACGAGCTGCGGGCAATTGTGCCAGGCGCATCGACGAAGGCTCACTGTGAAATCCTCCAGCCTCTGGTGGTGTGCGTGGTGCTTCGTGCCGGAGTCGGACCGGCTTGGGTGGAATGCGTTGTTGTCATCATGGTTGCGTGTGCAGTATGGCGCCATGGTTGGTTTGGGGTCCGACCGTTGGTATTTGCGCTTTCCGCCTGCTCTGACCGTTGAGCTATCGAAGCTGGATATGAATAATGGTCCAACCATTTTCTGGCTGAACCATTCTACGAACATACGACAGTATAGCATTTCAACGGTGACAGTCAAGTAGTGCGGCCAGCTCGCCGAGGTTGAACGTGTACTGCCGCTTGTGTTCCGTCGGCGTGGCGTGCGACAGTTTGCCGCGTTTGAGCCATTGGCTGATGAGGTTGCGTGATACGGTCAGGCCGTATCGTTTCAGTTCTTTGGCCGCGTCGCTGGGTGTGCCGGTGATTCGCACTTGCCATAGTCTTTCGTCTCGGGCTGCTTTGATTGCTGGCGCGGCCCATTCACGGTGGCAGCCTTGGCATGTGACCGATTCGGCTTCTGGCGTGCCGGTGAGCATGCTGTCGCATTTTGGGCAGGTGCCGAGGATTATGAGCTCGTCTTCCGGGGTCAATGCTCGTTCGTTGCGTCGGATGATGTGTTCCAGGGCGGCGTAGTCGTCTGCTGCTGTGCTCATGTTGAGGATGGTGTGCCGGTTGCTGATGATGGCATACCATGCTTTACGCCAATCGTATCCAGCGTATGCGGCGCGTATTTTGCCTGCCTGTTCGGCCAACCATGCCTCACTGTCTGCGATGAGGTCCTGCGCGTGGGTGTCGATTGGCAGTGGCGCATTGCCTTTGTTTGGCATGTGGCCTGTGGGGCCGATGTGCGCCTGACGGAGCATGATGCTGCGCAGGGTCGGTAGCTGGATGTGTCCGAGCTGGTAAATCATGGTCCAGTAGTCGGCGGTGCATTTGGCGCAGAGCGTGCCGCTGGCGGGTTTGCCGCAGTGCTGGCAGTCGGTCAAAGTCGGGTCTCCTTGTCGTGCTGGTGAATGATGGCGGCGACTTCCGCTTTCGGCACTTGCGGCACGAGCGGCGCGATCTCGTCGAGCGCATAGCCGGCCTGATGCCATTTGACGATCATGTCCATGAGGGTTTTCTTCACTTTCATTTCGTTTCCTTCTTTGTTTTGACTGTGAATGCGGCCAGTCCGGTCTCGGCATGGAACACCTTGACCGGTTCGCCAGTCCTCAAGGACATGGCCTGCGCGTAGTCGCCAGCATCGTCGATGTCCTCGAACGTTCTGACGCCTTGCCGGGTGACGACGTTGTAGCTCATCTTGCCGGCTCCTTGTCCGCTCCGCTCACATGGTCCCAGTCGCATGACAGGCCGCCCTTCTGGTAGCCCGCGTAGACGACGCAGACCACTTGCCTCGTGTCGGACAGTGTGACGATGCATTCCTTGATGTCGTCGCTGGACCTTTTGGAGCATGTGGTGCCGGTGGCGGCGATGGCGTGGGCTGGGGTCGACGTCTTGGACGCGCTTCCGCATCCCGCGAGCGCGAGGAGGAATACCGGTGTGAGCAGGAGCATGATGATGGCGGTCAGGCCGATGCCGGCGGGCGCGAGTGGTTTGCGTTTTCTTCTCATTTCGAGTGTTTCCTTCCTTGTCTGGTGGTTGACGTTGTCACTCATTTTTGGACTCCTTAATCGAGGATGAATATGATGATCGGGGCGACGCACAGGCAGACGGCCAATACGATGCCGAACGCGATTTCAAACGGGTTGCGTTTCATTCGATGGTCTCCTTGTATGGGTTTTCGCTTGTGTGTGGCGGAAAGTCGCATTCCTGGTCTTTCCATCCGGCGGCGTAGCCTTCCTGCCATGCCTTGCGGCGCTCGTGTTCCAACCATTCCAAACTGCACATGGTTTCCGGTTTATCGTGTTTCATGATTTCTCCTTGTTGAGTCGTTTCGCCATCTGGCAGGCTTGTTGGTCTGGCGTGGCGGTTTCCTTGTTGCGTCCGAGCGCTTGCAGCACGTGTTCGCACTGCCATGTGTGCTTGTGGCGTTTCGAGGGTGGGATGCCGCTCATGTTGGCTCTGCGTTGGCACCAGCCTTTCCACAGGCGCATCCAGTCGTTGACGGTTCTGGTTTCGTCTTGGTGTCGGTCAGCGAATGCAAGCCATGCGGATTCGAGGTCGAGGTTCGGATATTCCGTGGCTATGGTCTTATTGGCGACGTCGCGACAATCCCAAGAATCGCCAAATTCAGTCGCGTTGATTTCTTTGGAGAAAGAAGAAGAATATTCTTCTTTCTCTTTCTTTGGTGTTCTGGTGTTCTGGTGTTCTGGTGTTTGTCCCGATTCTGTTTCGATTCTGCCGGCAGTCTGCGCGCTTTCTGCCGGCAGACTTTCGGCAGAATACCGTTCGCGCTCACGCTTGCGTTTGGCCATGACCTGCTGGCGGCTCCGGTTGTGCTCAAGATAATCGTGGATGACATAGCCGCCATCCACGCTCTCGATCAATCCGACCTGCCGCAATGCGTCAAGCTCCTGCACGGTGATGTCAAGCACGAATTCCGCAGTATCATCGTCCACGTAACCGTCAGTGAGATTGTCACCGCAGTAGGAAAGCATGACGACGAATGCGCTGATGGCAGAGGGCATGGTACGGCGCAGACGGCGCACCTTACGGTTAAGGTAGAAGCCGTTCGCCAACTGCACGTAGCCTCGTCTGGCCATCACAAGCTCACGAATCGCTTGTAGAATTCGCTGTCGGTCATGCCATACAGCGGATCCATGCCAGTCGGCTTGCGCACGGCCAGCTTGTATCCGCAGTACGGGCAGGTCACGTAATATGTGCCGACAACCTCTCCGCAGTGGGCGCATTCCACATACTTGATCGTCTTACTCATTCGGTTACCGCCTTCCGTGCGATTTCGAGCATTTCCTTGGCCTGTCTGACATATTCCGCATGGAAGCCGGGAATCTCACCGGCATAATTCCATGCGTCATCCTCGTCCTTCGCCGCGTAGCTATCGACGCCATCCCATTCGCAGCTGTTCCAGCAGAGCCGTTTCGCCACGGCCTCAATCTCAACGGCAGTTGGTGGAGCAGAACGTCCGGCCATGTACGCTGTACCGGCAAGCTCCCGAACCGTCTGAAAAGTCAAATCATCATCCATGCCACGCTCATAAGCGTTGGCCTCGTCAAGCATGATGCTCAATTCGTCCTCTTTCCGTTCGCTTTGACCATGGCCCACAGGATTTCGCTTGCCGGACGCCTCCGGTATGACATGTCGTTGTATGACTGCACGTGTCCGAGAATCAGTTTCGAGCCGGTCGAATCGGGGGTTAGGATCGCGTTCACTCGCGGCGGCACCATCTTCTGCCATACGATCTCGTCGCACAGTTCCTTCGTGCAGACCAGATAGTTCTCGTCGCCATAAAACGTCAGGCCGTTGCCGCTCGTGAAATCAGCCATGCATGACTTCACCTCGTAGAATCCGAAACAGCCTTTCTCCACGCTTGCGGGCACTGGCTCGCCGTTGATGTTCCACGGTTTGAAGCCCACGTAATCCACTCGCCGCTCGTCAGGCGTGTTCCGGTCGAAATTGACCTCGCTCGCCCAAAAAGCGGTCTGATTCTTCAGACGCTTCTCGACCAGCTTGGACAGCATGGCAGTGGTTTCAGTCCTGCTCATTCCGCGTCCTCGCCTTCCAGGAATGGGTCATCGGCCTGCATTCGCTCGTATTGCCTTGCCGTCTTGCGCGCGATCCATTCTTCCAACTGCGCGTCAGTGATGCCGTACATTTCCTTGAGCATGTGCAGGCAGATGATCACATCGGCCATTTCCTCCGCAAGATTGTCGGTGACGTCAGGCTTGCCACGAAGACACTTACTGACGGCTTGGATGAGTTCGGAACATTCCTCCATGCACACGATGCTTTGTATCTCCTTGCCGTATTTTCTGATGCTTTCACGCCAGACAACTTGCTTATCCTTGTTCATCGGCTTACCGCCCTTACATTCACGTCCTCGCTTTGATTAGGCACCTCGGACGGCATGGAGCCGGAATAGCCGAGCATGGACTCGCAACATGCAGCGCATTCCTCAAAGGCCTGAATCTTCCCTCGCAGGAACATGATTCTTTCTCCGTACGTGACGTCAGCCGAATCATGCCAGTCCTCCGAGTGCGTCAGTATGAAATCGTTGAGGAATTGACGGTAATGGGCGCGCTTCTTCACGCACATGTCGATGATCTCGTTGAGGGTCTTGTCTTTCTCGGTCACGTTCGTAGCCATGGTTAGTGTTCTTCCTCTTCGATTCGGATTGTGATTCGGTACCAGCCTTTTCGGATGCTTGGTTCTCCACCTCGGTAGTCGGGGCCGATGATGTGTTTTGAGTCATCGTCGGGCCAGAAGCCGGTATCGGTGAGCGCGTCAAGGATGGCTTTGACCATGGGCGCCGCGTTCTCCGGGTCGAAGCGCCCGTGGGTCAATGGGTGGATGATCGCGGTGACGTGCACTGGGAAGTGTTGTGGCCTGTGGTGGCCGTTTTGGAGCCAGAATCTGGCGAATGCCATGGCACGCTGTTTGACTGCGCTTGTGTGCGTGAATTTCACTCGCCAGTGGCCGCGACGGTTTTGCGTCCACCATTCGTCCCGTGGAATGTCCACGACGAATTCCTGCATCATTCCTCCTCTTCCTCGGCTTCGATTTCACATTCGGGGCATGGGATGGGGCGCGCCGGATACAGCGCGCACCCATGCCTGGGACATACCGGTTCCACGTCCGGCGGTTCGATCCATTCCATCAGAATTCAGGCTCTGCTGGCGCAGCCCACGGGTCGGCTCCCTGCGGCTGCTGCTGTGCCTGCTGCGGCTGCTGATAGCCATTCCCGCCGAAACCACCATTGGTGTTGCCGCCCTGGTATCCGCCTGACTGCATCTTCTGCACCTGCGCCGTCGCATACTTGAGCGATGGGCCGATCTCGTCCACCTGCAATTCGATGACCGTGTGGTTGGAACCGTCCTGCGCCTGATAGGAACGCTGCTGCAAACGACCCTGCGCGATCACACGCATGCCC